TGAGCTGCCAGTTTTTAAAAAGTCTTGTCTAAACTGGTTCCATTTACCTACGCTGTGTCTAAAGTGAATAGCATCTTTATCAACATCTTCATAAGTTAGAGCTAATACTTCGTTTAATCTACCGCCTGTTTCAGCTGCTAATTGATACAAACATCTTAGCTTTATATCTTTTTCTGCATTAATAATTTTAAGTAGATCCTGGGTATTTGGCATCCAAACATCTACTGCTTTTTCTTGAAAGAAAGTCTTAGGAAACTTAAAATTTAAGATCTTAGGATCTATGTACCAATCACGATCCTGGCAAAATCTTATAAAACTTTTAAATTGACCAACAGTTTCTTTTACTGTTTTTTTACCAATTATTTTATCAGTTCTTTTTCTAGTGTATTGACCATTATGATCGAACTTAACTTGTATTCTCTTACTTTTTAATAGACGCGGTATATACGTCTCTTTGAATATACCTAGGTTATACTGGTCCAGACAAGTCTCATCAATATATGGCTGGATATGGTTGGTTATATAGCCAACATTAAGCAATCTAGTCTCTTCAGTAATAAGCTCATTGTTTAAAATAAACTTTTTAAAATCATGGATCGCTACATCAAATGTAATATTTTGACTTATCAATTTATTAGGATCCATAGCCTCAAGTTTTTTCTTTAACTGTTTAGCTTTAGTTTTTTCGTTAGTTTCAAATGTTTCAATATTTTGTTTTTTGCCATCATGGATAGCCTGGACCACAAGTTTTTTACCATCGGATCTATTTACTTTTAAGATATGTACCTTCAATTATTTATCCTCCTTTACTAAAACCATTTTTCCGTTCTGATCTATTTTATAAGTCTTTACTGATTTAATTGGATCTGGAGCCGTGTTGTACACGACCCCAGTTTTTTTCTCCTTGGTTGGTTTGATATATTTTTTTGGATGTTTAAAAACAAACGTCATTAAGCATCTCCATTATTTAATTTAGGAACAACATTCGTAAATTGGATTGTAGGTATTTCTGGATTATATTTTTTTAATAATTCTTCTTTTTCCCACATACTTTCCAACACATCATTTAATTGGTCAAAGTAAATATCACTTTTATTGTTTAACAATTTACCATTTTTGTTTTTGATAGTGATGTCGTAAAGATCTGAACCATTAAGAGTAATTCTTACAGTTCCATATTTTACAGCAGAAGTATTACTGATAGTAAATTGTAATCCATACAAACCTTTTTCATCTTCGTATGCTCCATAATTTCTAGCAGCAGCGCACATTAAAACTGTTGGGTGGATTTGTGATCTAATTGTATTAGCAACATTTAATAGATCTTGATTTGACATTAAGCATCCTCCTTGGTTAAACATTTAGTAAAAACATTAGCAGCCAATAAGCAGTAAGTTCTACTCATTGATGAAGTTAATAAATCTCCAGCGGCACAAACTTTAACTAACTTATGATCTTCCTCGGTCAAAGTAGTCATATCTTCTGCCTCTTGAAGTTTAAAATTTAAGTTTGAAACGGCTTCTGGTTCTACACCAGCCATTTTACAAACATTGATAAAGTCGTTATTGAACATTAAGCAGCCTCCAATTCATAGTATTGTTGTTTGTATAATTGAGCCTTAAACACTTCTCCAACGAAGTGATGTTGCTTTAGTTTTTTTAAATTCTTAAACCAAGCAACCATTACAGACAAATCGTTATTCATTTTGTAAGTAGTAGTTTTTAATTTTAAATGGATCTTACCAACGTAGTCGTAGTTATGAGATCCAGTAAAAAATTTACTAACAAAAGCATTTAACCATTTACCCTTGTCTGTATTGTTAGTGATCTTAGGTACTTTGTACTCGCAATCTTTTTTGTAATTGCTGTAACCAGTATTAAGATTTTTTTGATATTTAATTATCAAGCATCCTCCTTTATATTATTATTAATCAAAGAAATTTCCTTTTCGCCAAACCCAAGTATCTTTTGCAGATCCGTCTCTTGGACCAAACCAAGCACCCTCGGGAAGAAAGAAATAATCATTAGCAGCACACATCGCTTTATCTGGGCAACCATGCTCATTGACAGTATCTGTCATTTGAAACTTCTCGTTATCAAAAATAAAAGTTAATAATTTACCTTTACCTTTTTTAGAAAATTTAGTGTCTGACACTACGCAGCCTCCAATTTTAAAGGTTTAACAAATTTTTTGTGGTCATCAAAACTGACATCACACAATAAAGTTCCGTACTTATCTCCAGCATACAAAACTAATCTTTGCTCAACATCGTTGTGAGGAAAAGAGAAAGAAACAACAGCAACAACTTTGCCATCAGCTTTTAAATCTTTGATTGTTTGAACTGGGATGTTTTGATTTCTACCCATCGAGATAGATTTGTTATTAACTTTTTCTAAATCAGCCATGCTGATTACTTGGTAAGTCTTACCCATAGCAGCTCCTTTTTTTGGTTTATCCCACACAAGCAAAGTCTTACCGATAACCTTCGATGACTTGTTTTTTTGTGGTAGGATGACGTTAGTAAAATAGTTCTCAAGATTTGAGTAACTGGCAAACTTTATTTTTTGAAAGTTATTTACCATATACAATCTATATAAGAATAAGTTTCCGATTTGTCAACACTTAGTTGACAGATAAGCAAATTAATTTGAGCAAAGGAAGGGTATTACTAAGTTAATAGTTTGGAATAATTCTAAAGTAGGATCTAGTAATTTATTCTTCTAGTCTACTTTGTTGGTCTTGCAGGTGGATCACATTGATTAATTTACTGTGAGCCGTCTTTGAGAGAGCTGCAATACCTGGAGGATACTTGCCTCCATTTTGTTTTTTAAGCCTACTTATTTTTATGTTCAGCCTTTTTCTCTCGTTCTCTTCCGCCTGGATTTTGCTCTCCAGGTGTTCGTAGTGTGTTATCGCCATCGGTACTTACCTCCTTTATGCGATTAAAGTCATAGGTAATTGTCTTTGCATCCATGACTATTTTAGCTGCGGTGCTTGGCACACTCGCTTGGACCGCAGTATTCACATCTTTAAATGTTTCAGTTGCAATAAATGAAACAGATCCAGACCAGAATTTTTCAATCTTTTTTTTCATTAGGGTAATCTCGTTCTAAAATTATTTCGCAGTAATGGATTATTTTTTTAATATCTTCTGCTTTATTTTTATTTTGGTGTCTGCACGCTAATTTTACTATATTTCCCTCCGCAAACAAGAGTTTATTCTCACATATAAAATAAGCAGGGGATACTTTTAATTTTTTATAATGAGATCCACCAACTTGTTCATTTAAACATTCATAATTAAATTCTTTAAATATATCTTCGTGGGTCATTGTTTTATTATCTGTAGGCTTCTTGCTTTTCCTGGTATTCTTTTTAACCATCCTCGTTCCTCTAAATTCTTTACATAAACATTAACAGAGTTTCTTGATTTTAATCCAGCCGCCTCCTTAATCTCATCGTAAGAAGGCGGATAGTTTTTTTTAGCAATAAAGTTTTTAATAAAAGAAAATACTTTTACCTGTTTTGCAGTTAAACCATATTGCATATTGATTACCTAAAATTGGTCATCCCAGGCATCCGCTGCTGGTTTGCCTGTACCTGTAGATACACTTTTTTTAATAGTGATCTTTATGGATTTATCATCTTGGATCCAGGCAGCTGGTTCGTGCCATTCATCCTTGATAGTAAAATTTTTTCTGTAAGGTTTACCAGTTTTCTGATTTACCTTATCACTATCAACTGAGATAAAATCTGGTTTACTGTCGCCAGGAGTTTTATCTGGGTTTCTCTTTATCGAGAAAGTTGCGACCCAATTTGGATCTTTTGGTTTAGTCGTCATTTTTATTAGCCTCCGATTAGTTGCTTTTTTTTATCCTTGCACGCCTGGACAATTTCCATAGCTTTTGCAGAATTAGTTATTTTGAGCTGCATTAAGTATTCTTTGTTATCTGACATCAGCTCTCTTAAATTTGCTTGTTGACTTGTATTTGCAATTCTTTCTAAAATTATTGCTGCTTGATCTAACTTAACTTCTGAATTTAATTTATTTTCTGGAGGCAGCTCTTCTGCTGAGTAAACTTCTCCATGTATGTTTAATGCTTTTAGTACAGCTCTATCGACAGCTCTTTTTTCTGCTACTGATACAGGGTAGGGGAAGTCATTATTTAATGGAGAACACTCTCCAAGTGATGAAAATCTTTTATTATTATAAACTGCTAAACCTTTTACTACAGCGCAGCCTTTAGTTATATCGCAGCTCTTTAGATCTATATCTGTAGTAATACCATACTCGTAAGCTAGTCTTTCAATTTCAAAATGTTTGATGGCAAACTTACCTTTACCAATCTCCCACATACCACCATTCTTTTTAATATCTTCTAATTTCTTTTTTAAATTAGTTGGAAAGTTAATCACTCTACTCATCTTTTGGTTCTCCAATAACCAGGCTGTTACTTAGAGAAAAGTTGCCGCTTTTAGAACTAGGTAACGCCTGGTCATCTTCATTAGTTAAGTAACCAAAGAGAGATAAAGATAAAAAGATCACGAAAACAACAAGGGATATGTAAAAAAATCGCGATCTTTTATTTTTTTTCTTAACTAATTCTGGGTACACATACAATTCTTGTACGTTTAAAACTAAAGGATCTTCTCTTAATTTTTTCAAGATTGACCCCACAATTCTTTTGCTTTGTCTAAATGATCTCCCATACCACGCCAAAAATAATGACCGAAGTCTGGGAATATATCTTCCACCCAAGTATTCTTACCTGCGTGTTTCTCCATAATTTTTTCACGATTGCTACATACAATCTTCATCTTATTTAATAATAGTTTTAAGTTTTCTGGTTTAAGATCATCGCAATTATCTTCATTAAATAAATTGTAACCTTCTTCATGGACCACCAATAAGTTTGGTTTTTTACCAGTTGCCAGAAAATAGAAAGCCACCTGGAGTAAGTGTTCGTTCCATCCAAGATAACCTTCATCAATTTTTGGTAATGAATAAGAGCTGGTTCCGTCTTTACGCGGTCGATTTTTTTTACGCCATTTTGTTTTTAATTCTATGAACTGATCGGCATCCTCAAAATCCACTCTACCTATCATTGGCAGCACACAATCTGGCAGCATCAACTCGACAGATCTTTCACATTCTATTTCCCCTTTAAGACCAACTTCTCTAAATCCTTTTTTAAATTGATCGAATAGTAATGCTAAACCTTTTCTATTTACATCATGTTGGATCTTGTCATCTTCGTTTGCTGGACCATACTGATTAAATTTTTCGATAATTTTTTCAAATACTTTTCTAGTTGGTGGAATTTGTTTTTTTGTTAAGCCTTTACCTTTTTCATATTCCCAAATAAAATTACCAAATTCTAATTGACCCATATCTCCAATACAAACACCAGAAAACATTTTAGAATTTATAGGTAGATCTCTTCGTTCTTCTTGGGATAAATATAAATATTTGTAACCCCACATATCATCTGAGGTGTTAGCTTGTGATGGCGAATGATGATTTATTTTATAAAGTTTTACCCATTCTGGTAATTCATTTATGCCTGTAATAAATTCTGCTATTGCTTTTTCTGCTGCTTGTTCTTTTGAAATCATAAATCAAATCAATAGAACAATTCATAAACATTTATGGATAACAGTAAATACTAATTATGGATAAATAGGGAATATTCCCAACTAGGTTGTAATTTTTTGTTTTAAATATAAAGGATTATATTTTACTTTTACTGGTACAGCTATTTCAA